ATGTACGCCCAGGAACATCTGAAAGCTGTCGAAGCTGATGCGCAGAAGGAAGCGCAGATTAAAGAAAAGGCTGTCACCATGGCCGCCGATAAGAAGACCAATGCGCCCGCTCTGACTGACACGGCCAGCGATAAGGAACTGAGCAAAATGGAAGCCGATTATGATAAGGCCATTACATCTATCCAATCGAAATGGCAGCAGTATTCTGCTGACTACGCAGGTATGACTCAATCCCAGAAAGCTTTGTTCCTGAAAGCCCTGGACGAAGAAAACATTGCCTATGAAGTGTCAGCTGATGGCCGTTTATCCTTTGCCAAGGAAATCTATAACGAAGAGCTGGCCAAGTACAAGGAATTCATCGATCAGAAAACAGCCTACTTCCAGCAGGCCAAGGACATCGAGGCCGATATTGAAGAAGCCAAGAATCAGGTATCTATAGAACGGCTGCGGGAAATCCTTACGGCAGAAAACGCCATCCGCATGAACGACTATGAAGGGCAAAAAGCTATGATGGATGCATATCAACAAGCCTACTTGGCATCCCATGCGACGACGGCCCAGATGCTAGCCAGCTACTACGACACGGCATTTAGCGGTCTTACGTCGACTATTACGGATACCATTATGGGCACTAAAACCCTGGGTCAGGCCTTTCAGAATTTGGGTAAATCCTTGATTCAAGTCGTTGTAGAGTTTTACGCAAAAAAGTTGGCGGGCATGATTGTCAGCAACGCCATGGCGAAATCTTTATCTGCGGAAGAAGAAGCTCAGGCGGCCTCTGAAGGGGCTGCCCTGGCGGCTGCGTATTGGCCGGCAGCGTATTATAAACTTATTGTAAGCCCGGCATCGGCGGGTATTGCGTTAGGGATGATGGCTATGGGCGGCACCATGTCCATTGCATCGGCCCTTACAGGCCTTAGCGGTGCGGCGGGCGGTTCTTCCTTGAGTGTGCCTAAAATGGCGTCGGGCGGCATTACGAAAGGGGCCACATTAGCTCTTATTGGTGAAGGCCATTACGAAGAAGCCGTCATTCCTCTTTCCCGTAGCAACATGGAAAAACTCGGTATGGACGGGAGAAATAAGAATGACCGGCCCATTCAGGTTATTGTGTATGCCCAGGATGCGACAAGCTTCAAGCGATCAGAAGCGCAGATTGCCAATACCGTACGCCGTGCCATTGAATCCGGGCAGCGTTTTTTATAGGAGGCGATATTATGGCGATTGGGTTTCATGAAGTCCAGTTTCCGGTGGATATTTCTTATGCAAGTACAGGCGGCCCCTGTTACTCAACGGATATTACGATTATGAAGAATGGGACTGAACAGCGCAACATCAATTTTACGTATCCACGTTGCAAATACAATGCGGCCCTAGGAGTCAAGACAGAAGTCCAAATGGCGGAAGTCATCCGGTTTTTCCACGCCCGAAAAGGGCGTGGCTTTGGCTTCCGATACAAGGATTGGACAGATTATCAGCTGACCCACGAATTAATTGCGCTTGGAGATGGACAAAAAAACAAGTTCCAAATCATTAAGACGTATACCAGCGGTGGGTTCTCTACAGTCCGGGAAATTAAAAAGCCCGTCAGTGGTACGCTTACCGTGTTCTTGGATTCGACACCGGAAACAGGATGGATCTGCGATTATACAACAGGGGTCATTACATTTACAACACCGCCGGAATCAGGGAAAGGCATTTACTGTACAGGCGAGTTTGACGTCCCCGTTCGCTTCGATACGGATGAAATGAATATCAGTATGATGGAAGGCGACTTTTTCAACTGGACGTCTATCCCGCTTGTTGAGCTTCGGGGGAGTGGTATTTGATGGCCTTACGACCTTCTGACACGATGCAAATATATACTCACCAAACAGACGCAGGCCTGAACTACAAGAACTTAAAAGCAACGTTCATCCCGGATACGGAGTTTACCTATGCCAACAATTTCCCATATAATGGCAAACGTATCAAGGCATGTGGTTCAATGATAAAGGCTATGACATCATGGATAAGGAGCAGCGGGAACCACGCCATTATTGCATTAAGGGAAAGGCTACCTTTATGTTCAGCGGGACGAACCTTACTATACGGCTCATGCTTGATAGTGGTCAGGGGACGGCGGCCATATATATTGATGGAAAAGCCCCATCTGCTGTCGGGATTCGCGGGGCAGTAGATATATTAGATTGCAACTTGGGCCATTATGGGTTTGGCGAAGGGGCGACGATGCAATATCACGATGTCGTCGTCGCGGAAGGCCTTACGGATGGCAGCCATACTTGCGAAATATACGCCAATAATCCAGGCGGCGTATACTTCCTGCTTGCCGGGGCTAAAGTACACCACAAAGAAATACAGCCCTTGACTATTCCCGGATACCATGCTTCGGAGACATTGGCTTTTAACCAAGCAACCTTACGGCTTGTCAATGAATCAAAATACCCTATGCGGGATATTACTATAAGTATCCCTGGCAGGGCCATTAATAGAGATACTGGGAAATCTTTTCCCAATCCGTATGTTATTCAGGAACTCGGCGTAGGCGAGCAGATACCCTTGTTAATAGGCGTCGATGGACGCGGATATGAAGACGGCATCGATTTAACAATGAATTTTCACGCGTCGTACTGCGACCCGGAATCAACACAGGCCACCACGACGCTTACAACCGTACTCGATCCTCATAGCAATCGCATTAACCTGTCTGGCTACTGGCTCTTTGAACCTTTGAGTGCATCCAACGTTTTATGCGGATTCACATCCAATGCAGGCGATACCCTGACCTTATGGACCAGGGCAAAGTCTTTGACCATTACCTTGCTTTGTGATTGGGGTTATCCTACACTTAATGTTTCTGTTGATGGTAATATTATGAGCCAATGGAGCTTGCAGGCTGATGAAGAAACCTTCAAGGATTTTACACTATCTGATTTGGCGGCTGAAGAGAAAGTCATTACAATCAATGTCCCCAAAGGGCACCAAGGAGACAGCACGTTTGCCTTCTCACGCATTGTCCTGACTGAAGAAGTATCGTATATCCGAAGCGACGAGACAATCCCGATTACGATGAGCTTTGATTACATCAAGCCCTTTGGCATTGAGGGCCTGGCTCAGAACAGCGATGGCCAATATAGTTATGAAGGGACTGTAGTGCGACGCACGGACGATTCACTGCCGCGGCGCAATCAGGGAGCCAAAGAAGTCCGAATTATGCGCCGCCATGCTACCTTTGCGCTTAATTATAGCGACGCAAACCATGAAAATCTAAAATACTACGATCTAGTCGTTGTCGATCCGGGCACAGTCACACGTAAAGAAGTGGCAGCCTGGCAGAAACTGGGCATCAAGGTTTTTGGCTATGTTTCTTTTGGAGAAGAAGACGGCGTTACCCTGGACCCATGGGATATAACGTCTAAAATCGTACCGCATACGGACGATGGGAAGGGTGTTGGCGGCTATGCTTCGTACTATATGAAAGGTGGGTACGGGTACGCTGAGTTGAACCAATGCCTCCACGATGGCCTCATTGAGACGCAAGAGAAAAAATGTTTGCTTGGCGACTCTCATTATTTTACGGGCGTTGGCTGCTGTACCCGTGTCTGTAAGCACGATTCCCGTGAAGGCTATAATGCATGGACTGCTGGTGAAACATGCGGCGGCGGCCACACAAAAAGTGACTATTGGGTCCGTACTGGTGACGAAGCCTGCACCAATGTGGAATGCCCGAATTACTCGCCATATCATGGCGGCTGTCCTCATTATGAGCATCATGACGGGTGGGGGCAGGACCTCAACTATACAACACCTGATTACCCGGATCAAAACGGCATTTGGGGGTCTACCTACGTCAACCCTTTAGCGCCTCGGTGGAAAGAAAAACTGTCCACGTTCTATTTGCGCCGCGTATTTGGCCTTCCCAAGCTGCTGACAGAAAAGGTAAGATTAACAAAATACTCGTCTGATCTTACGGGAACAAGCTATATTTTTAGGACTAGGGAATATCCCATTGATAAAGACGAGGAGGTACATTTATACTCGGCATCTGGCTATGAGTATACCAATTTAGAATTTAATTTCGACCCGACGTCCGGGGCCTTCCAGGTAGAAGCGGAAGCGGTTGAAACCAAGGGGGACCAAAATACGGAACTGACCGTTACCTATCACGTCGTAGGCATGGGGGCTGATGGGGTCTTCATGGATACGCTGGACACGGTTGATGTATACCCCAGCGAAGCGTTCCAACAGGGCATGGCCAAGATGATAAACGAGCTTAAAGAAGAGTACCCAGAAAAAAGCTTTCTTGCTAATCGTGGTTTTTCCATTACGAAGGACATCATAAAATCTTGTGACTATGTCATGTTTGAAACGTTCATTTCAGAGTATAACTGGGAAAAGGGCGAGTACTATAAACTGACGGACCTGGATACAATTGCGTATAACGAAGACATCAAAAACATGCTGCGGAACTTGCGAAAAGATTATCATTTCGATGTACTGGCCCTCAACTACTGTGCGGACGGCCCAGAAGGAGACGAACTCCGGGAACTCATCGCACAAGAATGCTATGCCGAAGGATATATGTCCTGGTCTTCAAATATCATGCTAGGGAACGTACAGAAACCGTATCTGGTCAAGTCCCAAGACTGGAAGAAGCACATCAAGAGCGGGAACCCGTTTTTTACGGATTTTCCGGCCGTTGATTCTGCGCGGCTGGTCCGGGAACAGAATGAACAAGAAATCAGTGGGGATTATTCGGAGTCGAACCGGATATGGAAACGGTTGCCGGATGTAGAAAGGGATGATTGGTATGAAATCAGTCGGATTCCTGTCGTGAGTGGATGGCTGGAACGATCCGTAACAACGCTGGCCTGGTGCTGGCGGCTAGAACTGTCAAATGGTAACGTTATGTGTTTTACCTCCTGCGATGTCGACTTAGTCATTGATGGTGAAACTTACGAGGCCTTCGCTGGTTTTGCCCCAACGGCGGTATCGTCGAGCGACGGCCTGGCAACAGATAATTTGGACGTGCAAGGCATGATTACTAGTGACCGCATTACTGCTGATGACATTTTCCTGGGCGTCTATGACAATGCCAAAATACGCATATTTATCTGTGATTATGAGCATCCTCAACAGAATCGGTTTATCTTACGAGAAGGACGTATTGGGAAAATTACGTCGGGGAAAATTGCATTTAAAGCTGAAATTCGGGGGCTTATGGATGCATTCCAACAACAGGCCGGGGATTTATATCAACGGAAATGCCGGGCCCGTCTTGGCGATTCTCGGTGTAAATACCAAGCTGCGGCCGACACCGCCACGGGGGAAGTCACGTCCGTGCGCGACGACGGATCTATTTTTACAAGCATTTCGAGGACGGATAATTTTTTCAACTATGGTATCTTAACTTTTGAGTCTGGCCTTAACAACGGCTCGTCCTATGAAGTGGAACAGTCCCTGGGAAGCAACGGGCAGATCCGGTTCTTTTCGCCGCCTATGCATGAAGTCGTTGTAGGCGACCGTATACGGATTGTTCCCGGCTGTGACGGGGAACCTTCAACGTGCAAGAACCGGTTCCACAACATGATCAATTTCCGGGGAGAACCTTATATCCCAGGGAACGACTATTCTGTAAGTTACCCCATGAAAGTGAGTGGGAACATTGTTCCGGAAGGGGCCTCTGTACGACTTAAGACTTATAATTTCCAAGACTAGCAGGGAGATGATTGCATGAAACCTGAAGACATTATTAACGAAGCGCGTCAATGGATTGGGTGCCGGTGGGAGCATCAAGCATGTTTGAAAGGAGTAGCTTGTGACTGTGTAGGCCTTGTTCGTGGCGTCCATGAACAACTGACCGGGGACGCTTTTGAAGGGGATTATGATTACCCGGCTACGTGGCACCTGTTCAAGCGAAAAGAAAAGCTATACGAGGAGTGCAAGAAGTACATGGATGAAATTTCCGTATCGGAGGCCCGGCCGGGAGACATCTTGTTATTTGCGTTCCGGACTAAGTTTCCAGCCCATCACCTGGCCATCTTGACCGACCAAGATACCTTGATTCATTCCTATATGGACGTTGGGCGAGTAGTAGAAAGTGCCTATACGGATGATTGGAAACAGATGACACGGTTCGCGTTTCGATTCCGGGAGGTTAAATAATGGGCGCCGCACTCATACCCGTTGCGATTATCGGCCTTAGTACATTTGTAATCCCGCGTCTTTTTGGCGGCATGTCATCCAATACGTTTAGTGAGCGGGAAGTAGGAAAACAAAGCGATTTGCAATTGCAGGGCGCGAACATGGGTTCCCCAATTGTACATGGGTACGGGAAAGCACGGGTTACTGGCAATATTATTTGGGGAACGAAATTTACAGAGCACATCAGGACAACCACAAGGACAGCGACAACAAGGAGCCGCGGCGGCAAAGGCGGTCATCATAGTAGTTCTAGCACAACAACTATTACAACGACAACGTATAGTTATACAGTTTCCTTTGCCGTGGCAATCTGTGCGGGGCCAATTACCGACATTACGCGCATTTGGGCCGATGGCGTGGAAATCAATACACGGGACAGCAGCGTTATGGATTACACGTTATATAAGGGAGATGAATCACAAATGCCTGACCCGTTCATTGAAGGTATCGAAGGTGGTGGGAACGTCCCGGCCTATAGGGGACTTGCCTACATGGTCATAAAAAATTTGGATATCGCTGCTTTTGGTAACCGTATCCCGGCACTTTCTTTTGAGGTCCAATTCCCAGAAAACCACGTAAGTAATATTATCCGTAAGATTAGCCAAGCTGCGGGGATACCGGGTGAACAAGTATCCGTTGAAGGAATGGACGATTGGACAGTATATGGATTCACCGTTGCGGGGAATAAGACATTCCGAAGCCAGATTGAGGCCTTGCAATCTGGCTTCCCGTTTGAGGGCTTCGAGTATGATGGCAAAATCGTGTTCCACCCAAGTGGGGCCGGGGATGCCGTTGCCATCGAGGCGGAGGATTTAGGGGCAGCAGAGTCAGAGAATAATACGGATAACACGCTGACAACAATCCGGACCCCGGAGATAGATTTGCCAAAGACAATAAAGCTTTCGTACATATCGAAAGACAGGGACTACCAAAATGGCACTGCGTCTTACACAAAGGCTACCTCAAAGGGGGTTAATGAAACGTCGATAGACACAACACTCATCTTATCAGATGGAGAGGCTGCGGCTATTACAGAACGGCGTATGAAAGAGCTTTGGGCGAATCGAACAACGTTCAAATTCAAGTTGCCCAACAAATATGCGACTGTCCAAGCGGGAACTGTTGTTACCTTGCCATATAACGGACGGCGCGTGAACGCCACCGTTACGGATGTTAGCTATGGAATACCTGGAATCAGTGAAGTAACGGCCCAACTTATCCATAATCAAACTTATACTAGCGTTACCCGTAAAATAGATGATGCTGGTACGGATATACCGGCGCCGGCCCCGACGGGAATACGCATCGAAATATTGGATATCCCTATGATACCCAGTATAGGCAGTTCCGACGTGGTTCTCCTATCGGCCGCGGCTAAAGTCTACTATGGGGCCAATATCTTCCGTAGCGATGATGATGGTGTATCCTTTACGCTGATTAAGGCGAATATGCCACGCGGGGTTATCGGGGATACCATGGGTACCCTTGGAGAAGGGACTCCCTATACATGGGATGAGAAGAATAGTGTGGACGTTAAAATATTTAGCGGCACCTTTGGCGGGTCCCTTGAAAGCCGCCAGGAGATGGCTGTTCTAAATGGAGCGAACTTATGCGTCATCGGGGAAGAAATGGTTCAATTCAAGAATGCTATTCTTATTGCTGAAGACACCTATAGGCTATCCGGCCTGCTCCGAGGCCGTTTTGGGACGGAGAACCACATCGTCGGACATGTCCCGGGCGAGCGGTTCGTTCTCATCAATTCTTCGGTTATCGACTATGTAGAAGCGTCTACGACAGACTGGTTCAAGCCTTACCTGTATCGCTACGGACCGTCGGGGAATGATGTTACCGACGATACATACCAGCAGAAGACCTTCACTTTTAATGCCGTGGCGGCTATGCCGTTATCCCCATGCCACCTGGAAGGGAAAAGGGATAAGGCTGGAAATGTAACTATTACATGGGTTCGCCGAACGCGTGGCGATGGGGGCATGAAAAGCTATTTAGATGTACCCTTAAACGAAGCAGAAGAAAAATACGAGTGCTGTATTGTAAAAGACGGGCAGGAAATACGGACGTTTACGACAGGAAGCCCGACGGCAACCTATACAGCAGCAGACCAGACCATTGACTTTGGCGCTGTGCAACCTTCCATTACCGTTCGGGTTTATCAGATCAGCGCAACCCGTGGGCGTGGTATACCAAGAGAGGAGATTGTATAAATGGCAGATAAGACAGGAAAGCTAGGGCTGAAATACGTCGTAGCGAACCAGGCTCAAAAAGAAGTCACCATTAACGAGGATTTAAATATTTTGGAAATGTTAGTCCAGGCGACAGCGAAAGGGGTATTAAGTACACCGCCAGTCAACCCAGAAGAAGGTGACATGTACATCATCGGGGATACGCCGACAGGCGCATGGGAAAATAGCACTGTAAACAGTATCGCTGGATTTTTGATGGGGGTATGGAACATCGTGCCACCTAAAGCAGGCTGGCGCATATGGATGGATGAAGGGAAGGCCATGCGATACCAAGATGGCGCCTGGGTTGAAGAAAAGAAAGCAGACTTTCCGGCTGGCATTCCGGCGGGAGGCAAGGCCGGGCAAATCCTTGTGAAACTCTCTGATGATGACTATGATTGCACCTGGCAGGATCCCCCGAGAACGTCGGAAAATTCGGGCGAAACAGTTACTACTGCATCTATCCTCGATAAGATTGCATTATGGCAGCCAAATACGACCTATTATCCGGGCGACATTGTATATCTTGAAAGCACGAAGCTCCGCAAATGGTATTACTGCCGGGAAATGCAGGACGGGTCATCTAGTGGCGTATCGAGCTCTGAAATGCCGGTATTTGGGGACGTAGCCGGAAATGAGACCATTGACAACGGCATTATTTGGGAAACTTATGATTCCGGGGCTGCTATTGTTACGAGTATGGCGGACCGCGCTACGGCGGCTAACAAGCTGTATATGGCTCGTAAAATCACCCTGGCGGGGGTAGTATCTGGCAGTGCTTCGTTCAATGGAGCCGCTGATATTACTATCAACACGACAAGTACAACCGTTTGATACTGAGAAGGTGTAATTATTATGGACATATTTGAAATGCCTTTTTTTTCACCATTGATTGGAAACCTACTATATTCTCTTCTAGTGGCCTTAATTACGTACATGTGGGCGTATATTAGAAGCTGTAAAAAGAAGGAAGTTGCATTGAATAACGGCGTACAAGCGCTATTATTTGCGCAGTTGCGTCTAATCTATACCGAGGCGGCAGACAAGGGCAAAGTCACATTTTCCCGTCTGCATGATGCACAGCAAATGTATCTGGCTTATCATCGCCTTGGTGGGAATGGAATAGGAACGGCTATGATCGAGGAGCTGAAACAAATGGAAAAAATTGACGGGATGCAACCCAAGATTGATGGACATATCCAAAAGTAGGAGGCAGAATATGATTAATAAAATCAATGTAGCAGATTGTTTGGTCATCATCGGGCTTGTAACAGCGCTGGTGCTGGCTATTTTTTATGATCAAAATGAGTTGGCCATGAGTATTGCATCTGGCCTACTCGGCTATATCGGCGGTAATATCAAGACCGCCACTACGAAAAAGGAGGATATAATGAATGACAAAAGTAATTGATGTGAGCTACTACCAGCGCGACTTGAATTACGATACAGCTATAGCTAACGGAGTCCGTGGCGTCATCGTAAAAATTTCGGAAGGAACAAGCATCGAAGACACCTGGTGGGGGCATGTTTCTGAATGCGAAACGAGGGATTTGCCGTGGGGCGTTTATTGTTATAGCCAGGCATCCACCGTAGAAGAAGCGGAATCCGAAGCCAACGAAGTACTTTACCTGTTGGGCAAGCGGATTCCGCCCATGGGCGTATGGTTCGATTTTGAATCCCGGGCCTGTCTGGATGCGGATGACCCGACAGCGGTTTGCTCTGCATTTTTGAATGCAGTCAATGCCGCCGGCATCCCATGCGGCATCTATGCCAGCCTATCTACCCTGGAGGATGTCATCAATGTTCCAGCCCTGGCTAAATATGTGCCGTATTGGGTAGCGCAGTACAGTAATAGTTGCGACTTCACGGATGAATTCCCTGGCCATGTACTGGCTGGCTGGCAGTATAGTGACCAGGGCTACATTGGGGATACCAATGTAGACTTCAATGAATGGTATCTTGATATTTAGGAGGTAATGAAATCATGAGCAAATGGACAGATGTAAGAGATAGCATTGTCGATGTATTAAATGCAAAGGATGTAACGGAAGAAGTCAAACAGACAGTAACGCAGAAAATCATTGACGAAGTGATTCCGATTGTTGAAAATGCAGTGGATAATTTCTGCGCTGCCACGAAAGAACAGGCTAAAACGGAGACCGGTTGGGTTAAAGTAAGAGACGGTATTGTCCTGCCGCTTGTCATGGAAGGGGTTGTCTATATTGTTAAGACTGTGCTTAACAAAACAGCAACGGAGACAGCATAAAAAACGGGGCAATATAAAATATGTAATATAAAGAAATTTTTATTTATTGATGTAGGCAGAGAACAGAACGAGAACAAAATACTTAAAACCAAAAGTAAATGGTAGAAAATAAAGGGATTCGACATCTAAAATACTCTGATAAAATAAGGCATCTTAATGCTCGAAAAATTAAGTAAATCCCGGTGAAAAAATGCCCGGCATGATGTAAGATTAGGTTGTAGTGTGTAGTTTGCAGAGACGGCCTTTAAATTTAAAGCCATCTGCTAACCACTAACAACTTAAAAAGGCTTGTCGTATAACGACAAGCCTTTTTTTTGCCCTCTTGACTTTTTCCCGGGGACAGCGTACGATGGAATCGTTCTAAATCTATGCAAAGGAAGAATGAATCATGTTTCGCGCTATTCCTCTGAAATATGTATTGCCCCTCCTGGGCCTGACTGTGTCGGCGTTCATCTTCAATACGTCGGAATTCATGCCTATCGGCCTGCTCATGGACATTTCTCAGTCCTTCGCGATGACCGAGTCCCAGACGGGCATTATGATCACTGTCTACGCCTGGGTCGTGGCCCTGCTGTCCCTGCCGCTCATGCTCCTCGTCTGCCAGATGGAGATGCGGCGCCTCCTGCTGGGGACGATGGGGCTCTTTGTCCTGGGACAGCTGGCATCGGGGCTGGCCCTGAATTTTCCCATGCTCATGGCAGCCCGCATCGGCGTCGCCTGCGCCCATTCTATTTTCTGGTCCATTGCGGCCCCGATGGCGACGCGCCTGGTCACGCGGACTCATCGGCCCCTGGCCTTGAGCATGATCGTCACTGGCTCGGCTGTCGCCATGATCTTCGGCCTGCCCCTGGGACGGGTCATCGGCCTCTATGCCGGCTGGCGCATGACTTTTCTGGTCATTACGGTAACGGCCTTAGCCGTGCTCATCTATTTGGCCTTTGTCTTTCCCAAGCTGGCCAGCGACGCCTCTTTTTCCCGCGACGAATTGCCCAAGCTGCTCAAGAATCCCGTCGTCATCAGCGTCTATATCCTGTCCGTCCTGTTCGCGACGGCCTATTTTACAGCGTACAGCTATATCGAGCCCTTTCTCAAGACCGTTGCTGCCTTTAGCGACCAGGGCATCACGTCGACGCTCATGCTCCTTGGCGTCAGCGGCCTCCTGGGGAGTTTCGTCTTTTCCCGGTTTTACAATCATTTCCGCTATGGCGTCATCCGGGCTGGTCTGTTGGGCCTGGTCATCCCGTTCCTCCTGTGGCAGGCCGCTGCGGGCAGGGCAGGGACGATGGTCGCCGCCTGCCTGGTCGTCGGCTGTGCGTCGACGCTGTTCAACGTCACCTTCCAGGCCGAACTCATCCGCCACGTCCCGATGGGGGCAGCCCCGGTGGCCATGTCCATCTTTTCAGGCATCTTCAACGTCGGTATCGGCGGCGGGACCTGGATTGGCGGGCAGGTCACGGCCCATGGCCTGCTACCGTATATCGGCTATGCCGGCGCAGCCATCGGCTTAGTCGCTGCCGTGTATTGCTTTACGGCCTATTTCCATTTCCTGGGCAGGGCCGGAGAAAGTCATCAAAAAAATTCGTAA